GACTGCCCGCGCTGGTGGCGACCCCGACAGCGCCCGTGGCGTTGCCGCCCGGGGTCGGTGTGCTGCCCGTTCCGGTGGCGGTTCCCGCGCCGGAGGCGATCGTGGCCGTGGCCCCGTTGGCGACCCCCGCGCCGGTGGCCGTGGTCGCGGCGGGTGCTACCGATCCCGTCGCGCCCAGCGCGGTGGCGGTGGCGGTGGCGCACCCGGCGTTGGCTCGAACCGAGACACTGGGCGTCGGGGCGCTCCCGGCGCTGGTGGCCGCCCCCGGGACAGGCTTGATGCTCGCCGAGGGCGCCGGGGCGCTCCCGGTGCTCGCCGCGTTGCCCGCTGGGGCATTGGTGGCGGTCGGTGCGGGTAGCACCTCGAATGCGGCGACAGCGGATTGGGCAGCGGTGTTGAACGATCCGCCGAAGACAGTGGCACCGGGTGTGCCGGTGGTGAACAGGCCCGCGAAGCTGCCCATGACACACACATCTGTGGTGTCCGAGTAGGTGTCACTGACCTGGGAGTTGGCGTTCGCGGTCCAGGTTCGAGTGCCGGTCGGTTCGCTGTAGGCACCCAGGACCCAGGACCCGTTGGCGGTGGTGGTGACGCTGACCGTGGCGGCCGTCTGACTGGTGGTGTTGTTCGCGGTGCCGGTACCTGCACCGCTCTGGGAGGATTTCGCGCCGGTGAGCAGGTAGAAGTCGACGTACCGGCCACCGCCACCGGAAGCGAACCCGGAGAAGGCGACCGAAACGGTGATCGCCCCAGGTGAGGTGGCGAAATAGCAGTAAGCGACAGCGGCGGTGCCACCGTTTGAGCTGGTGCCGGTGGCGGTGACCGGGCGCTGCCAAGTGTGTGATCCGGAGTCGGAGACAGTGAAGCTGACCGTGCCACTGCCACCGCTCCATCCCGACGAGATGAGCAGCACGACCATTGTGCCGTCCTGCGGGGTGAAGCTGGCGCTGGTGACCGTGCCGGTGCCGGTCAGCTTGATATTTGCGGGGGTATGGGTGGGGTCGGTCGCGAGGCCCACGTCTACTCCCGATTTTTAGCTGCGTCCCCCCAGGTCACAGAGTGAAGCGCAGGATGCCCGAGGCGTTCCATACGGCGGTGAACGTTCCGTTAGTCACCGAGTTGGGGCCACCGAAGTAGTTGAAACAAACACCTTGATTCGCTACCGGGGTGGCCACCGTGGTGTCGTAGACCTGCGCCCCGTAGGCGTTGGCCAGGGTCGCCGCCGACCCGCTGGCGGTGTTCGACGCCGGGAGGTACACCACGTCTGCCGTGCCGGAGTTGACCGCTGTGCCGGTGATCGCGACTCCGCCAGCGGCCCACTGGCCCGCCTGGGAGACCTCGTTGGCGGTCAACCATTGCGAGGTGGCGGCGTTGTACGCGGACAGCGCGGAGGTCGCGTTCTCGTCGGGGGTGACCGAGTTGTTGAACAGCGCGGCCTTCAGGACGTCCGACCCGATGTCGATAGCAGTGGTGTTGTGCAGGACGTCCGCCAGGTAAGCGCGGAAGATGTGACTAGCTGACCAGGCCATCAGTTCACGCTCCCTGCGACGCTGGCGGTGCCCGCCAAAGCCTCGACATGTTCCCCGTTGAGCGTGACCGGACCGTGCTCCAGGGCGGCTTCCGCCCGGGCCCGAACCTTGGGCAGTTCCTCCTGCTCGGCGGCGAGGTTTTCCTGCGCTGCCTTCAGATCCACTTCGAGGTTCTCGCGGAGCCGATCGAACTGCTCGATCTTGCGGTGAACCACGTCGACTCGGGTTTGAGCGGCGGCCACCTGCCGCTCGTGGACCTCGACGGCGGCCACATGCTCGCGCCGTGTCTGCTCTTCCTGCTCGGTCACGTCCCTACTCCCTTTCCGCTACCGCTGTCGGCACGTAAACCGTGCAGTCCTGCCCGTCGTCCCTGGTCACCGTGCTCGACATGACGACCTTGCCGTCCGCGTCGCGATGGGGGATGTCTCTGCCGAGGTAGTCGCCTCGGTCGTGAATCTGCACTTTCGCCTTCGTGCCCGCTGGGATCAGCGCCACCATTAGCCCGGCCCGGTTCCTGCACGGGTGGTGTGGCAGCTTGTCGTCGAAGGTGCGCGCATGGCTGGGGCAGCCGTCGGCGCACACCCAGTCGCGGTGCAGGGTCACGGGGTTGTTCACGTGTAGAGGGCCTCTCGGTCAAGGTCGAAGACTTCGTCGATGATGCGTTCGGTCTGGTTGTCCGGATCACCCGGATTGATGATCTTCGCTTGGATCGCGACCCGATCGCAGTTCCAGCCCTCCGACATCGCCGGAGTGATGAACAGGCTCACCGTGCGCCCCAACGCCGTCGCCCTGCCCTGGCTCCCCGTGGGAGTGTCCGACCACTCCGTGAGCAGCGCACCCGCCTCGTGGTTGGCCCGCGCGACCGCACGCACCTGCCACCCGGTGACCACCAGTGGCGCCCCGTTGGCGTCAACGATGTTGCGGGAGTTGACCACCCGCGACGTGCCCTGCGTGATCCGATCCCTCATGGCAGATGCGACTCCCCGTGGCGCGGGCCGCGCATCAGCGGATCCGGGGCATCGAGGAAACTGGCGTCGGTCGGCTGATCGTGAATGATCTGCACCGGCTCGCCTGTCTCGACCACGCTCGCGGTGTTCTCGACCACCGCGACCGGCAGAGGTTCGGGCGTGGGGGTGACCACCACCGGTGTTGGTGTTGCCGGGTACTGCGCCACCGGCAGGGTTTTCGCGGGCAACGGCGCCACCGCTGCGACGACCTGAGTGCGCAGATACCACGCGACCCCGGCCTCAATGAACACCATCACTCCCGCCTGGGCGCTGGGAGAGAAGCTGAAATGCAACGCCAAGCCCAGGGCGATGACCGCCTTGAGCAGGCCAGCGGCCAGCGGGGCGGCCTTTTCGCCGGACACGGTCAGCGCGGTGGCGCCGCCGGACGCGGCGACGACGGCAGCCATGATCGTCCCGGTCTGGTCCGGGGTGAGGTTGAGGAACGGGATGCCCAAAATGAGCAGGGCACCGATCAGGTGCGGCCATTGGGCGGCTTCGCGACCGAGCCAACGCACCATCAGGCACCCACTCTCGGTTTCGGTTCCAAACACCAGCCCGCGACGCTGTTGGTGTTGGTTGAGATGGTCACTAGGCAGCCCTCGGTGCCGTCGGGTAGTTCCCGCCACCAGCGCTGCGCCTTGGGGGCGACCGAGGTGAACTCGGTTAGCTTTACGCCACCGCCGTAGACCTCGACGTGTAGTTGCGCGTCCTGCGCGGGGAAGATGCTCAGCCAGCCTTGGGAGACCAGCCCGGAGACCTTGCCGATCGGGAAGCACACGCAGTGCTGCTCGGGCAGCGGGGTGGTTTTCCATTCGTTGGCTGGCATGTCGCCGTCTCCTAGTGGGGGGTGATCCGATGCGATGCCCAGAGCCGCGCACAGGGCGTCGATGTCGAGACCGTCAGCGGAGTTGACGTCGGCGTAACCGAAGGGGGGCACGTTGATCCGGTCGCGGGTTTGCCCGTCGGTGAACTGGTGACCGATCTTGCCCGGGTAGTCCGGGTTGGACCCGTAGGCGGCTTCGATGATGTGCGTGCCGGGTGGTTTGGTCGGCCATAGGGCGTTGAGGTCACCGGCGTTGCCGTAGCCGATAACCCGTCGGGGGTCACCGACCCACGCGGTGAGCCCGTCGCGTAGCGCGTTGATGGTGGAGGAGTGGTTGCCGGTGATCTGCCCGGACCACGACTCGACGTCGATCATGTAGGCACTGCGGGGGTGCGGAGTGCCGACCATCGACTTGGTGGTGTCGAGGGTTTGCTGCCAGCTCTCCCGGTACACCATGTAGATCATCAGTAGGCGTAGTCGCCCACTGGCCAGGCTCCGCAACGCCCACGCATAGTTGTCCATGAAGTGGTGGTCACGGTAGGTGCCGTCGTTGGCCCGGATGCACAGGGTGTTGTAGGGGTAGACGTCGGTGACCTCGGTTTGGAACTCCGACACGTCGGACCACAAGACGTCCCCGAGGTAGGGATGCACGAGTCCTCCTGTCGGTGCCGAAGCCGGGGAAGTCGCTGCCACTTCCCCGGCGCGGCGGTCAGCTACCGGTGTTGCGCGGCTGGTGACGGTTGCGCCACCACTCGATCAATCTTTTGATTGCCGCCAGTTCGAGCAGCTTCTTGATCACGGAGCTGGGGGGGTGGTTCCCCCGGTAGGGTCCACCGACGGGGGGGCAGCGATCGGCGCTCCGGTGGGGTCGGTTGCCGGAGTGGTGCCGCCTCCGGTGGGGTCGGTGCCCGGTGTCGCCGGAGCGGGAGCTGGGGCCGGAGCGGGAGCCGGGCTGGGGGCCGGAGGCGGGTTGTCCTGCGCGAACGCCTGCTCCAGCGTGTCGAGAGTCTGACTCAACTCGTCGGCGTCAGCCGTCATCTGGTCGGCCTTCGCGGTCGACACCTGTCCACCTAGGGAGGCGATCTGGTCCTGAAGGGACGTCACCTTGGTCCGCATGGCGCTGACGTAACCGCCAACGTCGTCCTTCAGGCGCTGAATCTGCTCGCTCTCGGTAGCCACAAGGTCTCCAATCATCTGATGTTGGGACTGAATCCGTTGGATCAGTCGCACAATCGACGAGCCCGAAGTGGCCGCCTCGTGACGGCCGTGTTCGGGAACCTCGTCGTCAAACAGGTGGGCTTCGGTCACGCCCGCCATCATCGAGGAGTGGGCGGTGCTGACCCGGCGCGACGCGCCGTAGCGGGTCAGCGAACCAGGTCCGGGGGCTCGCCGATTCCACAGTTCTGGTGTTGCGAGCTGGCGTAGAGCTTGCGGAAGTCGTTGTCGTAGCCGTCAGGACCCCGAGGGGACAACGCCCTGGACTTCGCGTTGTACTGCGACAGCAGCAGTGCATAGAGCACGCATGACTCGTGAACACTGACATCTAGTCGAGCCGTGGTGGCATCCAGCCGGGCCTGAGTGGCTTGCACGGTGGCAAGAATCCGGGCGTTTTCTTCGACGAGCTTCGCCGTCTGATCCGCGCGATTATATATGACCAAGCTGAATAGTAGGCCGCAAATCGCTATGATGAACGTGAATGCCACCGCCGCACGGACGTACCTTGCATTCCTTTTATCGTCGTTGCGGGCCTCTTCTATCTTGCTTACTCGTCGGGTCATCTTATTGGCCTGCTCGGATAGTCGATCTATCTCGGCCGACACCACCGCGTCGGCCAGGGGCATGGCGTAGTTCGCTACCGGGTTCGTCACACCGAACGAGTCCTGCTCCGAATCTGCCACTACGTCATCCTCCGATCTCCGCGCCAATCGCACGTCGCTGACAGAATTAACCCACCACATCAATTGGACAATCGTTATTACTCCGACACCGACCAGCGGTCCCCCCGAATGGTATTCCACAGTAGCTAGACCGACACCCACATACAGTAGGGCGGCGAACAGGCGACACAGTCCGGTGCGGATGAGTCCGGGACGTCGCCTCGACGTCAGGAGTTGCCCCAGGGCACTCATGTAGATCGCGACGCTGACCACAGATACCGCCAGAAGCAGTATTCCTTGCAGCGCGACACTCACGGTGAACGAGGTGGCGGATTCTGCTGGTACAACTGGCGGTAAACTCCCTGAAGCTCAGCGCGCAGTTCGGTGATCTGAGTCTGGTCCCGCTCATGTTGACTGTCCCAGGTCGCCTTCATTACGGCCATGGCCTGAGCATTCTCCACGCGCAACGCCGCCATCCGTCGTTCATAGTCGGCCTGCATCGTGTCCAGCCGAAGCTGAAGTCGGTCTCTTTCCCCCTTGAACATCCTCGCTACCTCGCGGCTGTCGACCGACTCCTGCGCGACTGCGGTAGTGGTAGTCCTGCTGCGATTGAGGTAAAGGGGGAACCCAATCGTGGCAACAGCAGTGATGACGAGTCCTATCACGGTGGTGAGTACGGTGGCATTCACTGAGAGTGCCGCTTGCTGAGCTTAGCGGACAGCAGAAGGATATAAAGATAGGCCAACCATGAAAGCACATTGGCGACGGTGGTCGCCGAATCAGTGCGGTACCGGATGAAAAAAGCCGCCTCCCATACGAGCAGTAGAGCGAACGCTGCGGTATGCGCTGCTACGCTCAACTGGCCGTATGTCCAAAAGACCATCGCTAATACCATCAATGCCGCGACTGCGAGATAGACATACCCCCAGGTGGGCGCGAGCAGGATGTTCAGCAGGTTCCCATAAGCGGGGGTGCGAGCCCACCGACTAGCCTGGAACACCAGGGCCAGCCCGAAGGCGAACAGGACGGCGGTAATGAACACCGTCGGACCAGGAGGCCATTCCCGGCTCACGGTCGGCTGAGTCGATGCTGCCGGGGCCGACGTTTCGTCAGGCTTGGACATCGGCCGACTCGGATTCTGAGAGCACGGGGGCGCCCTGCCCCCGGTGCAGACCGATGCGCCGCTCCAGCTCCACCATCTGCGCGCTCAACGCCTCGAACTCGGCGACCTCCACAGCCTCCTCACGGCGCAACGCGAGCCGAAAATGCTCACCCTCCAAGAGGGTGATCCGCTCAGCCCGCAGTGCGTTGATGTCTTTCCCGGTCAGATTCTCGTATTCCATGATCAGGCCGCCGTATAGGTCTCGACAATTGATTCCCTGACTTTCAGGTCCGCCCGACGCAGCCGGGCGTCACTGGCGTAGGCGTAGAGCAGTGCCTGGAAACGCATGCGGAACGTCGTACCGGCAGCGGCGGTGACAGGAATGACCACCGTCCACGTGTTCTGCACCCCCGGCGCCTGCGGCCACTGCGAATCCGCGACCAGAGATGCGGCCTCCTGGTAGTCAGTGTCGGCTAGCGTCCACGAACCCCCGGCGATCTGGTAATACCAACGGATCTGCAAGACTTGCCGGTCAGGGTTGGCGCCCGAATTTTGCTTAAAGAACAGGGCCTCCATCCGCATTTCGACCTCAAGCTGCGTGATCGACGAAGACCGCACCGTCATCGTTGGCCAGTCGTAGGTAAACGATCCGTTGCTTCCAATGAACTGGCCATCCGGGTAATCCCCCGGAACAACCCATATTTTCTTCGACGTGTGCACCACGCCCTGGCGCACATCCCGCAACTGGGCGGGCTTCCCGCCACTGCCCCGCCACGACGCGTTGGACGACATTCGCCCCTGCGGGTCGATGCGGGTCACCAAAGCCAAATCGGGTGCCCCGGAGATCAACTCCGCCTGATACCCCCGCAGAATGTCACCCGACCACACCGCTGGGGCCGAAGAATACGACGCGAAATGCGAGGCGTCATTGGCGGGGTTGCCGAAGTTATTAAACTGGGTTCCGATCGTGGAATAGGAACCGTTGACACTGTCGAACCCGCCGTAACCGGTGAAGCTCGGGAACGGTGCAAACCCCGCCTCCCCGGCGACCGACCCGAAATCAGGGAACCACGCCAGGCGCGGAGTGAACACGCGCATCGTGGGTGCACCCAAGTCGATCGCACCACCCGACCACGCCCCCGTGCGGCCGATGGTGATGTAGTTCGGCAGCACCGACAAGATCGCGGCAGTGTCCGAGCCGCCCGGCTGATACCGGTTGACCTGCCATATCGCCCGCGACTGCGCCGTTTCCTGCCCGTAACCCAACAGGCCGGTGTTGATCGCACCCACCGCGTTGGGGGCGATCGCCAGCGCCGCCGATATCGCTGGTGGGGTGCCACCGAACGCCGCGCCCTGCGAGCTGGACAACTGGCCAGCGGCGGTCACCGTGAGCACCGTGGACCCGCCGACCTCGATCAGGCGCAGCAACTCGGTGACATTGACGTCCCCGGCCTTGATTTCCAGGCCGCGCTCGGCGCCGGTCGGGGTGATTCTCGCGCGAACCGCCGCTGGCATTGAATCCAAGCCACCGACTGAAAGTCGACCAACAGACGGGTCGGCGGTGCCACCCAGGATCAACTGGCGGCGCAGCGTCGCCCCACCATCCCAGGACACCGACAGGCCGGGCCCGTTGGCAACCCCGGTGTGCTCCACCCGCAGCGCCTCGGCGCCGACAGCCGGAACAGCGTCGGGCGGCCGGACCAGCAGCCGCTCCGGTATCCACGACTGCGCGCGCCAGGTTCCACCCGCGTCGGTGCGGTACAGGCCGTAGGCGGTGACGCCGCCACCGAGGTCCAAGGTCCGCTGAAACAGCTCCGCCGACACCAGTGGTGTCGTGCCCCCGACCGGCAGCACGGTGGCGGCGGTGGGCAGTGCGGCGGCCGGAGTGCGCTGGTCGATGGCGACTTTCGCCTCGATGTTGGCGAGGTCTTGATTGAACCCGGTGCGCGACGGGGAGTCGCTGCCAGAGCCCCACTGCTCAAGGCTCACGCGGGTTGTCCGGGTCACCGTCACCGCGTGATCGTGTCAGGCCGGTGTGCTCGCGCTGGGAGTGACACGCTGGGAAGGTCGCGGGGGGCAGGAACGTTCATGGCAACCACCGCGCCAACGGCGGTTGTGCTTCAGCCGGTAAGGAGCCTCTCACCAACAGGAACCCGGCCGAACGAACCTTAATCGGTACCGAAAAGCAGCGCCCGAACTTACTTCGTGAGAGCCGACCTTGACCCCCACGCGACCATTGCGGGCAGTGTATCGGGGGGTGCCGACGATCAACCGTGATACGCGCGAGCATCCCACGCATCCACCAGCAGGGTCTCCCCCGCACCCATCCCATCGACCTGAAGGGACACGCTCGCCGTGGTCGCCCCCGTCGGTGCGGTCGCAATGAACTGCGGCACCCGCGTCCACACCCCGGCCGCGACGGTGAAGTCGGGGCTGGTCACTGTCGCCCCCGTCGACCACGTGCGGATCAGGCGACCGGTGCGCGTATTGGAGGGGTTCACCGAGCACGCCGAGCGGTAGTCGAGCAGCGCGGTCACCGGGAACGTCCCCGAGGTGACCTTGATCTGTCCAGCGGCGGTCGCGGTCAGGCGACACTGGCCTAGCCCGTCGACGCCCCCGGTCAGCCACGCTGTCGTGGTGTTCGCCCCCGCCGTCCAGCCGGTGACGTTCGCCTCGTAGGAGGCGTTGGGCACGAGGTTGCCGGGCACATCAGCGTAGGACAGGCCCGTGTCGGCCAGGCGGTCCCACGACACGGCACCGAACGTGTCGGACTCCCACAGGTCCCAGGTGGGTCGAACGGATTCCAGCTTGTCCCACGACGCCCCGAACGGCACGTGATGCAAGATCACCCCGGCCGGTTTGACGCCCTTGCGCAGGATCGCGCCCAGCACCAGTGTCGGGTCCGGGGTTTCCGACGACCGGGTCATGATCGCAACATCCCAGGGGCCGCCAGCGGCCCCGCCCTCGATCATGTGCGGGATGCACCGCGCGTACTGCGAACCGGTCAACGCTGATCGGGCCGCGTACTCGATGCTCGCTGCGGTACCGGCCTGCCACCCCGAGGTGGCGTAACGGATCGTGTCGCGCTGCTCGGCCACTGAGGCGGCCGGATCGAGGTGACCTCCCACGAGCTGCACCAGCCACGGCAACCACCCCGGGTCCGCAGCGAGCGGGTCGGCCAGCTCGGACCAGCGCAACACCCGGTTAGCGTTGTAGTCGGCCACCACCGACGGATGCAGGGACCACGGCACCGGCGACGCCGGACCCACCGGACGCTGCCCGGTGATCCGGTCAATGACGACGTCGATGTCACCCAGCTTGCGGGTCACGGCGTCGATGTAGAGCAGGAACGGATACCCGGAGTTGGCGTCGAAAACCTGGTACGCCTGCGGGAGTCGGGCGAAGACCCGCGCCGCGAAGTGGTTGACGACCGGCGCCGGGGGCAAGGTGGGGATGGCGGTGGTCAACAGGGCACCCACTTACCGCCCTGAATGTGCCCGTGATGCCCGCAACTGCACAGCAGCGACGGCGACAAGGTCAGCGGGTCCAAGCTCACCAGCGTCCACAATGGGCGCCCGGGGAACGCTTCCGCCGCCCCGGGCAGGTCGAACATGATCGCGCCCGCGCAGGGCTGTCCATTGTCCGGGCGCTGATGGGAGTGGATCAGTCCCGCGTGGATGTGCCGATTCCAGGTGGTGAACACGATCGCGCAATCGTTGCCGATGTCGATCCAGTCATCCTCGGGAATGAAGTCAGCGACCGTCACGGAGCCTCCGTGACAGTGACCGTCCCCGCCTGGGGCAGTGACCGGGGGGTGCTCGCCGCGACGTCACCCGTGCCGCCGTTGAGGGTCACACTGACCACGTAGTCGACACCGGGGGTCTGGTCGATGACCGAGATGAACTCATTGTGTCGCAGGGGTGCCCCCGCCGCCCACGTCAGCGGGTTGATGTAGTTGCGGATCACCGAGGTCACCGACGCGGCCACGGTCGCGGCCACGAAGCCCGCTGCGGTACGAATACTGGCCACCACCGCGATGGTGTCCAGGGTGGCGTTGATGACGTGCACGGCCAGCATGGCGGCCGATTTGGCTTGCGCCTGGGCTTGGAGGTCGGTCAACGTCGGGGTGCTCAACGGTAGCCCGGTGGGATCGAGCACGCAGGAGGTGATGTGCCCCGGATTGGAGCCGACCGCGCCGGGGGTGCCCACCGACCCGTCCCACAGGTCCACGGTCATGACCCGGCCCACGCGCACGTCCTCGTCGATGAACGCATTGAACTGGGTTGGCACCACCAGCGCGTCGGAAAGGCGTTGCAGCCGGGCCACGCCACGATCACGCCACGCGGCGTCGGTCTCCGGGTCACGACCACTGGCCACCGTCGACGCCAACACCACGGTCTGCACCATGGACAACTGATCGGCGAGCACAAGCCGGGTACCGGCGAGCACCCCGTTGGCGGCGGCGGTGTTGATCTGAGAAATGAGATTGATCGTGGCGCTGGTCGCCCCGGGGGCGATCTGAGTGTCGGGGGCCTGTGCTAGGAACACCACCGTGCCCGTGGCCAGGGGTAGGTAGAAGCGGGTGCCGGTCGGAATGGTGTAACCCAGACCGTCGGCGAGGTTGATCGTGGCGGTGGCCACGGCGGGGGCACCGAAATCCCGATCCACCCCGGCGAGGTGCAGGACGGCTTCGACGACGGCGCCGGGCAGTCGGTTGATCGTGGCGACGTTCTCGGCGATCGCCAGGGCGATCACTTCCATCAGCAACACTTCGGTGTTGCCTTCGCGGGGCACCCACCCGGGGTTGACGATCCCGTAGTAGGCGGTCATCGCCGAGATCAGATCTTGGTCTGGGACGTCGAAAACTCGCAGGTCGACGTAGGCGCCTAGGTCGACCGGGGGCCTAATTAGAGGCGCGCTCACACGGTCTCCCGCCGAGTCCAGGACACTGCGACCTCTTCGCGGTCGCCACGGGCGTCCCCGCCACGCCGGGCCACGATCACTGAGGTCACGTCGACATGCGGACCGAAGTCGAGCAGGTGTCGGGCCAGGGCTGGGGCCTCCCATCCGGCGAACGCCGGGTCGGAGATCCCGAACGTGGGTGCTTGGATGCGTTCACCGGGTCTGGTGAGCAGGGCTGCGGCTATCTGATTCTCGATGTCCTTGTCGGAGTCCTGGTCGACCACGGCCACGGCACCACCGGGGCCTAGCCCGAACGGAAAATCCCACACAGCCGCCACGCGGGCATCCTGGCATGTCTGGCGGTGATCTTCGGGCGGGCGCGCGCAAACGCCCCACCTGGAAGTGCCGGTGGGGCGTTTGCGGAGCGGGTCAGGGGGTCACGGGCGGCACGCTGGCGACGATCGTGCCTAAGACCAGCGGCCAGAACACGATGGCGATGATGCCCAGCACGAGCCCGGCGATCGCCATGCCCTTGTTGGTGGCCTTACCTTTGCGGGCGTAGGACAGTCCGACGGCGCCGAATACGGTGGCCAGGACTCCCAGGATGAAACCCAGGAACGGCACCCAAGCTAGTACGACACCCACGATTCCGAGCACGAGCGCTGACACGCCCAGGCCGTTCGATGGGGCGGGCGCCGTGGCGGGCGTGATGTAGACGGGCGCGGCCGTGGCGGGCAGGGGCGCGTCGAATGGTGTTGCGTCGGACATGGTGGTTCTCCTTCAGGTCGGGTTGGCCGGAACTGGCCGAACACTCGGTGTATCGCGCTGGGCGCCGCAGCGTTACAACGCACCGTCAAGCGACCCGGGTCATTTTCAGTTTCGACCCGGCGTTGAATACGACACTCGACGGGTCGGAGACGTTCTGGCTGTACTGGATGGCGAAGTTGCCAGCGGTGGTGCCGATGATGATCCCACCGCATGGGCGTGACGACATCATGCCGCCACCGGTCTTGCCGCCCATGACGTAGGTGGAGCCGTCGAATACGTCGTGCCAGATCGCGGCGTTGCCTGCCGGATCGCCGGAGAACCACGGTGCGACACGGGGCACGGCCGTGCCCGTCGGCACCGCGAAAGTGATCTTGCAGTTGGCGGCGGGCTGGGCGTTGACAATGATCAGCGCCTCCCACTCGTACGTCGCGCCCGCCAGTACCGGCAACGTCAGACTCGTCGCCTGCGGAGTTGTTTGGTTGGTGATCCCCGCCGTGTCAGCGGCCTGGAAGACATACCGGGTCGCCCCGATCCGCGTGGTGTCCTCCAAAGTGGTCACCCGCGCAGCCAGAGCGGTCGCGGCGGTGTTCGCAGCGGCGATCGCCGTGGTGTTGGTGGTGATATTCGTTTCATCGGTGGTCAAACGCGTGCCGTGCGCGGCGATCGCCGTGGTGTTGGTGGTGATGTTCGTTTCATCGGTGGTCGCCCGGCCCTGCAACGCGGTGATCGCGGCGGTGTTGGTCGCGATGTTGGTCTCAGTGGTGGTTACTCGCCCGGTCAGCGCGGTCGCCGCGTTCTGAATGTTCGTCAATGTGGTGGCCAGGGTGGCGATCTCGGCGATCGTCGGCGCCCGGCCCGGCACCCGGCCCACAATGATCAGAGTGTCGCGGGAGGTGGAGATCTGCGCACAAACCACCGCTTCGCCGGGGGCCAAGTTTGGTACGCAGGTCGGTATCGGCCCCCACGGGGCGTTGGGCGCCAACGTGGGGATCTCCACGATGACCCCGTTGGCGGTGACCGAGTTGACGATCGCCCGGTGCAGGGTGCCGAAGTCGGCCAGTTGCATGCTCACAGGTAGCCCTTCGCACCTTTGAGCTTGCCGCCCAGGTCCCATTTGCGACCGGTGGCGTTGAGCTGCCCCACCGGAACCCCGTCCTGGCTGGCTTCGATCGTGCGTCCGTTGCCGAGCGAGATGGCGATGTGCCCAGGCTGGTGCAGCAGCGCCCCCCGAGTGTTGATTGCCGTCGGCACACTGATCTGGTCACACCAGGCGATTTGCTGCTCTGACGTGCGCGGGCAACCCAGAATCCCGGCCCGCGTCGCCGCCCACTGCACCAGCGACGAGCAGTCGAAAGCGCGCGGGTTGGGGTCCGACGCGGCCGGGGTGGCGCCGTAAACGTAGGTCTTGCCGGTCTCTTGCAGGGCGTTGCGCACGAACGTCTCCACCTGTCCGTCAGCACCGCCACCGGTCACCCCGACCGCCCCACCGGGACCACCGGGGGCGTTGGGGTTGTTCGTCTGCCCGGGGGGTTGCGGAATGGGGTTGACCGGCTCGATCAGGGTCACGTCGGCGCCGTCGGTGTCAGTGGCCAGCACGTGTTCGAGATCGGAGACGACCATGCGAATCGGGGCCGCGAAAGTGTTGGGCTTATTGATCGACGGGGTGTTGTCGATGCCGAGGATCCCGTAGACGTCCACCGGGACACCGGGACGGAACAGTGCTGCGCGGGCGTGCGGCACTCGCCCCTTAACCTGCAACGTTTGCACCCGGTCGGCGATGGTGGCGCGCACCGTGGTGGGCATGGTGATGAACGACTCCGTCGGCGGGGCGCCGTCCCAGCCGATGCGCACCGGCGTGGCGGCTGCCCAGGCCATCGCGAACTGCGCGGAACCGAAAATGATCCGGCGCCCGGAGACGAACACCCACTTGCCCAGCTCGCGGGCCAGGCGCACGATGGTCGTCCACGCCGACGGGAACTCAGTGTCGGCGACCACCCCCATGGACGGATCCCAAATGTCGCGGGCGATGGTGGTTTGGGTGGGCACCGACTCGCCGAGCAGGAACTTCGTCGGATCGAACCCGACCGTGGAGATCTCCTGAAACAGCCACGTCACGGCGTCGATGTTGCTGGCGGTGTGCGGTCCGCGTAATTGCTTCAGGGCGTGGACGATGTCGTCTTCGGCGGTGACGTCGGCCTGGCCTTGCCCGTGCTCGCCGGGCACGTAAGACACGGTGTCGGTGCGCAGGGACGCGTCGCGCCAGGTCACGAGATTGCCGGGGGTGAACAGTTTCTTGCTGGCGTTGGTGTAGCCGGGGTCGATGACACTGAAGGTGATGTGCGGGACTTGATCCATGGCGGCCCGAAAGGTGGGCGACCCGATGATTTTCAGGCCGATGCTGTCGGCGATCTGGGTGCCCATGATGCGGATGATCCCGATCGACCCGTCGGCGGTGGGGGTGTTGAACTCCAGGGGGAACGCTTTGCCTGCGCGCACCTCCTCCCCGCCGAGCGGACCGTAGACCACGGTTTGGCTCGCGGGGTCCGAGCCGGGCACGGGGGGCAGGCCGGTGAGTCCCCCGGCGTTGGCCAACGCCTGGGCGGATTCGGCCATGTAGGGGGTATGCGCCCCGGCGTTATAGGTCGACCACGCTTTCAGACCTTGAGAGTCGTAAATGTCTTTCGCGGCCTTGGTGTTGTATCGGGGGTCGGAAAGAAGCTGCTGCGCATTGTATTGCGAGTGCACCGAGTTGATCTAGGGTCTCTGGAACAATCCCCTGTCGACTGTTCCGTTGGTGTTGGCCGTGTTCACGGCGTCTACGGTCCAACTGGACTCAGCTTTAGCAATAGCAACCATCGTTACTCGATCGGTCGGCGGGAAGTTGGCCTCGACGACCAACTGGGCGACCTGCGGGCCAGTGAGGCGAATGGAGCCTGCGGGCATTGTTCCTTCGTCACCTCCCGACTTTGCTCCAGGGCCCGAACGGGCCGGGGGAGATCACGGTCGGTGGTACCCTACGCAGAGATCGACCCCGGGTGCTTGCGACACCCGGGCGCCGCGCAGACGGTCACGCAGCGTGGCGACAGGGGGCACCTGTAGGTGATTGCCTCGTTACTCTTGGCATGGTCACATTCGAGAATGAACCCCTGTGATGACACGCCCCGTACAGTCCTGCCCCAAGAATTGGCCGATCTCGTCGTGGCCGAAACGTTCTACGGGTACCACGGGCGCCTCGACGCCCCCGTTGATCCGCCCGCCTACGCGACGATTCCCCGACAGCGGGGCCACGATGATTAACGTTTGTGGTGGCCTGGGTGCGCTGGTCGCCCGACTGCCCCGGTTTCCTTTGCGCCGGGGGGCACCGTCGAAAGTGGCCGTGACCGTACCTATCGAGTTGCCCCCGGCGTGGGTGGCCAGAGTCAATGGTGAGAATAAGCCGGGTCGCCACCGCAAACTGCCCGCGACATTCCAGATCGTGACTCGGTCACACCCGAGTGAATGGCCCTGGTCCTCGGATCAGGCCGAGCACGAGCAGGATCAGACCGACCACGACCAGGATGATTCCGATCACGTAGCACAAGGTGCTGATCGGGGGCGGGAAAAGGCTACTGATCACCCAGAGAATAACGCCGACGATCAGCATTCCTAAACCGTTGTACCAGGGCATGACGACCTCCTATGGTGGGATGATCAGTTGTGTTCCGACGGCCAGCGTCCACGGGCTGGCCACTTTGGCGCGGTTGGCGTCGAAGATGACCGGCCAGCGTGCCCCGTTGTTGTAGAAGCGTTGGGCGATCCCCCATAGGGTGTCTCCGGCCACCACGGTGTAGGTCCGTGCTGGTGTGACTGACGCCGCCGCCGACGCGGGCGCCGGTTGGGGTTGCGGTGAGGCGGGGGCTGACACCGGCCCGGTGGCGAACGCGGTCTCGCTGGCGCGGGTCATGGTGATCTCGGCGGTGGCCCGGATGATCTCGCTGGTGGCGGGGTCGCGCAGGACTGAGGAGATCGAGCACGCGGTGATCCGCCATAGCCCGGCCTCGTGACTGGAGTAGCGCATCATGACCCGCGCCCGGGATTTCGCCACCCGGCGCAGCGCGGCGATGTGCAATCCCTGATCGGCGAAGAAGTCGCCGCCTTTGCCGCCCAAATTGACCGAGAACTTGATCGTTTCCAGTTTGTCGGCTTTGCGTACCAGCAGCGGCACCAGACCCACCCGCTCAACCTGAACCCAGTCCTGCTCAAGCAGCCCATACTCGATTACCGGAGGCGCGAAATCGAAACTGAACGACTCCGCACCGTCTTCTGTCACCAAATAGGCCCGTCGTCCGGGCACACCGGTGAAGCTCACCCCGCTCACCGGGTCACGGATCACGACCAGTGTCATCACGGTCTCCTGGGTGAGCTGTAACGGTAGCGTTCTGACAGCGCGGCCAACCGCTCCCCACCAGCCGACACCGTCGCTACCGGCTCCGGTGGCCGACGATTGGAGGCCATCACGGCGACCGTCAGGTCGCGGATCGCGTCGACCACCGCGTCCGAGCCTGTGTCGACGTTGACGTGCACGCCCGATCCCGACGGGGCACTGTTACTCCGACCGAGTAGTGCCCCGTAGCCCGGTAGTGCACCAGCCACGGCGTCGGCGACCGAGCCGGGTAGCCGGTCGGCGAGCACCGGGAACTTGTTCAGGGTCGAGAGGTTGGGCACCACATAGCCGCCCCGGGGTAGGTCGGTGCGCAGCTCCGGACCGTTCATGCCGACCATGCCCAGGAACCGGCCCCCGTTGACCAGCGCTTCCGGCCCCTGCTCGCCGACGATCGCCGTGCTGTACTGGATCACCCCGCCCTCGGCGAGCAGTGGCATTTTCGGCAGCGTGAAATTGGAGCCACCCACCAGGGGGATCCATGTTGGCACGGTGATCGAGGGAATGAGATTCCAACCTTTGGCGATCAGGTTGTAGGCGCCCTTGATGATGTTCCACAGCTCCACGAACGGGGCTGCGGCGGCTTTGGCGATCCATATGAACACGTCGACCACGGCCCGGCCGATGGCCTTAACGCCGTCGCGGAACCATGCGAAGTGATTCCACGCGTAGATGAAAGCCAATACTAGCAAAGTGAGCCCCAAAATGATCACGCCGAAGGGGCTGGTGGCCCACGCCAAAGCGATCGCCCGACCTAGCCCGGTGACTGCCCAGCCGACCGTGTCGATCACCGGTGCGACCCACTTCAGCACGAGCCCCAGAGCGCTAGTCGCCTTAGCGAACTTGACGATCGACTCGACCTTCTCGAATGCTCGCAGCACCACCCCGGTGACCTTCGCCCCCGCACCGAACACAGTGAACAGGGTCAGGAAGACACCGATCGCCGGTCCAAGCCCGGGAACGTTGTTCACCAGCCACAACACCACCCCCGCCAGCGCCCCGATCGCCTTGATGATGTCGGTCAGCCCACCCAGGGGGATCTTCGACAAGGCCAGGGCGATCTGGGTGAACGCGCCGACCAGCGCCGACCCGAACCCACCGGTGTTCGCCCCGGACAGGTTGTGGAACAGCGCCCCCAGGGCCGGTAGCAGCTCCGTGCGGATCTGCCTGATCAAAGCGGCGACGTTGGGGTTGGCGCCGATACCGCCGATGCCCCGCAGGATGGCCATCAGCAGCATCCCGGTCTCGCGCAGGGTGGGCACCGTGTCCATGAAGAACTTCGTGATCCGTTTAGCACCCTCAGCGGAAGACGTCCAGTCCCGGAACTTCGCCGCCGCGTGCTCCATGCCGCCACCGAGCTGGTCGCGGGCCACGCCCCCGGCGATAGAGAAAACGTGGAACAGCCCGACAATGATGTCGGCCAGGATCCGCCCATCGGTCTTGAGCTGATTCCACGCCCGACTCATGAATGCCTGCGCCTTGCCGGAGTCGGTCATGCGTTTCGACCACGCGTCCAGTCGGGTGGTGACCCGGTCGAGCCCTTGAGCCATCGACGTCGTCATGGGCAGCGCGGCGACAGCCAGGTTGAGCAGGGTCGTCAGCACGTGGCCCAGGGAGTTGCCCATCAGCCCCACCAGAGGGGTGACCCCGGCGAACATGACACCGATCTGACTGACCTGTCGGCCTTGGGAGACCATGTCGCCGACATGGGCGACCGCCGCACCGAAAGCACCGGACAGTCCCACCAGCCCGGCGTGCAGGGTCGGCATCAGCCGGTCGTGGATCTCCCGGTTGAACGCCTGAAAGCCGGGCACCATCGACTGAGAGATCTCCATGCGCATCGCACGGAAGTCATTGGTCAACGGACGCAGCAGCGCCCCGATGTCCTTGCCGCTGATCTTCATCAGGGCCATGCCAGCGGCGGCGAGGAAAAACGCTGGACCCAACGCCCCGGCGACCCCCACCAGCGGCCCCATGTGACCGACGGCCATCATTGCCCCGGAACCCAGGGACACCAGCATGCCGACGACGGCTTGACCACCGGTGAGGATCGTCCCCCACTTGATCAGCATCATCATGGCGTGGAGACCACCGGTGGCCTTAGCCGCCTTCTCCGCGTTCTTCGCCCACAGCGACAACCCCGTGGCGTTCGCCTTCGCGTTCTTACCCGACGTGCCGCTGGCGTTGTTCGCCTTACCCACCGCGCTCGCCAGCTTCGTGTAACCGACACTGGCCGCCGCAGCCTTCGCCCCCGACGTCGCGGCGGCATTACCGGCCGCGTTCGCCGTCGGAATGAACCGCCCCAACGCGTCACGGGCACGATCGGTGCCCCGCTTGGACTTCTCCATCCCCCGGTCAAGTTCTTCACCGGCCCGCTCACCGGTGCGCCCCAACTTGCCCAGCTCGTGTTCGGTCTCCCCGGCCGCCTCAGTGGTGCGGTGCAACGCCTCGGACACGTCGCCGTCCATGGACGCATGCACATGGACTTCGTCGTCAGCCACCGATCACCTCCCGAGTCCCGGTGATCGTGGCAGCGCCAGCAGCCCCCAGGAGGCGCGACACGCGGCCGTCAGTCCTTAGCCTGCTCCTGCGCCCGCTTAGCCTCCCGCTCCTCCACACGCGCCACATAGCGGGCAGCGGCGACCCGCACCAACATCGGCCACTCGTTCCCACCGTCATCGAGCAGCGCCACCGGGTCCTGATGAAACAACCGGGCCACCATCCCGGCCTCCTGCACCGGACCCAACCCCGCCAGCCACTCGATCACCGACTCCCGGTAGCGCTCGCGCGGACCGGGAACTAAGTAGGGTCCGCCTCACCCGGTTTGGTCTCCCCGTAGCCGCACGCTTCGATCAGCTCCTCACCGGCGCGCATCAGATAGGCGTCCTTGACAAAGATGCGACCCACCGCCACATACGGCTCGGCGGCCCCGAACGCGGCCAGCACAGCCGGGTCCTCGAACGTGCCATCCAGCGGCCGGTAAGTACCGTCCTTCAGCAGGGCGATCTCCCGGGTCTGGCGCCCGATGACCCGCGCGAACGCCTCAGCCTCATCCATTTTCGTGGCGTCAGGGATGCGCTTGCGCCGATAAGAACGGGGGATCGCGGCCAGTTGGTCAGCCTTCAGGTCGGCCTGATCCAGCTCCGTGGAACACGTCAACCGGATCACCTTGCCCGGCCCGTAGAGCACGTAGTCCTCGAACTCGCACTCGGCGACCGCATCGGACTGCTGTAGCGCCATCTGGAGCTCGTCGAGACTCGACAGCGGTTCGGCGCGGTCGGCCTGCTCGACGCCGGGCGCCGGGTCCTCAACGTCGCGAGTCTGATGGGTGAAGCCAGGATCGTAGGTAGTCACAGGGGTCTCCTCACAGGGGTCACGGGCAGTCCGGGCCGACCTCGACCCCTGTGCGTGCTATCCGAGGTCGGCCCGCACCACCCGTGGACGGGGGTGCTAGTCCAAGGCGTTGACAGAGAACGTGAGCTTGTACGTCGACGGGTCACCCGAGTTGGCGTTGGGCTCCGGTGGGGTCACCGCCGTGAGCACCGCACCCGAATACACCAGCGGTTTGACCCCCGGGGTGCGGGTCATGTCCCCATACAGGGGGATCTGGGTGATCGTGGTGGTCAGCACCCCGACCTGCTCGATCAGGGTGGAGATCATGGCCGCGTCGAGAGCCGGGTCATAGGCGTTGGTGAGCACCACGTCAGAGATCTCCGGTGGCGCGGTGATCACATCGGAGTAGACGGCGCCACCGTCGCGCCACTTCGACGTCTCGGACTTCTTTTCCCCGCCTGACTTCTCGGCGAACGTCCGATTGCCCAGGGCGGCCACCGTGACCAACCACTGCCTGGCAGCAGCCTTCATCCTCTACTCCCTCAGAATCGCCGGGTCACGCCGACTTTGGTGACGGTCAATGCGATCAATGCACCGGTCGGGGCGACCCGCACCGCGACCGTGGCCTTGACCATGTTCGCCGAGGCCACCTCCCGCGTCGGGTCGGTAGTGACCTGGTAACCGGGGTCACGCAAGATCGGGTTCCCCCCGTTGGGGTCGGCGTCGACCCACTCATAAAGGCCACCCTGATCCGCCATGGGCGCCACGATGCCGATCAGGGCGCCCTCCACGCGGGCCAGCAGGTGCCCCTTGGAGTCGATCGTGGAGAACACCAGATCGGCCAGCTCATTCTGGGCGGCGATGACGATCCGGTTGATCGTGTCGATTCCCGTGAGCAGGCGCCAGTTCGCCGGGTCGGCCGACAGTGACCGCCACCCGTAAAGCCGGACCCCCGTAGTGGTCGGCAGGATCGCGTTGACCTTCGCGTCGTCGAGCCCGTTGGCGGTGACCGCATCGAAGATCTGATCGACACCCACCACCACCGACGACCGGGCACGCTCACCGGCCGGGGCCTGCCACGGACCGACGTCGCGGTGTGCTCGCGCCCGCACGGCGGCCACATACCCGTCCGGGGGGATGACCAGAATGCCCCCGTAGGCGTCCCGGGTCTGGATCCACGGGGCGAACAGGCCCGCGTACTCACTGGCGTAGGAAGCCGCCAGGGTCGCCAACTGAGTGGAGGTCGCCCCCCGGGACGACACGCAGATCGCGGTGCGGTTATTGGCGGTGGCGTGAGCGATCAAACCCGCGTGAGTGGCGTCCCCACCACCTGGGATGGCCACACAACCGTCCCCGAACTGAGTGCCGAAACGGGCCAGGGCCGTCACCATCATCGCGGCCGTCACCGACGCCCGGTCATCAGCACCGGCCGACAGTGCCGTCGGTCCGGACACTGCCGGGTTGTTGTTCGGGGCGGCCGTCGCCGAGGCGAGGTCGGTGATCGTGACCCACGCCGACCCGGCCGTTTTGGTCACCGCGTCCTGCGGTGAGACCAGGTTGGCGTAACGCTCCACCTCGATACCGAGATAGACGATCGACAAAGTGAACGTGTTGGGCACCGTCCCGGCGATGACCGAGATGGTGACGTTCGACGACCACGCGCCGGGGCCTTTGGCGGTCACCTGCATGGTGTTCACCGGGGTACCGGCGCGGTCTTGCAACGGGGTCGCCAGTGAGCCCTGGGTGGCGGCCGGGCCGACCACGCGAGCGACGAAGGCCTCCCCGCCGCCCTCGGAAAAGAACGTAGCGACGTCGTCGTAGAGGTTCCCGTAGGACTGGCGCACCCCGAATGACGCCTCGAACTGCGCCATGCTGGTCACGCGGACCACGTCAGCCAGGGGGCCACGATCGGATAGGCCGACCACGAAATACCGGGCCGAGGGCACCGGAATCGGGTACAGCGATCCCGCTGATGCGGTCCGCGTGACGGTGACACCTACAGCCATGCGGTCCTCCCGTGGATCGGCACGGGCGGATCATCGCAGGGTCGCGGCGCTACTCCGGTTGCGACGCGCCGGGCTCCGGCGCATCAGCGGGTTCGTCTTGGGTGTTGTCTTCGCAGCGCAGTTGCCCGATGTCGATGGCGGTTTGGGCGACGGGGTTGATTTCCTCGATTTCGACCCGGTCGCCGCCGCCGACGGAATGACCTGACTCGTCGTAGACGACGCCACTACGGCCGGTGTTGATCAAAGTTATCATGGTCATCCTCCGATGCGGGTCAAAACCGGTACCAGCGTCACCTTCAGGTTCAGGGTGTTAAACGTGCCCCACGCGGCGGTGGTCAGCGGGTCACCGGCCGCGTACTCGTGCTCGATCTCATAGTTGAGCAGGGCACCGGCGCGCACCCGGGGGGAACCACCGTTGCGCTGCCCCACCCGAAACGGCTCCCCGAACTCCTCAGAGATCGTGTCGTAGCGCACCAGGAAGCCGGTGTCACCGCTGGCGGGGGGCACAGCCAGCGTCGGGTAGGCCATCAGGGAGTCGCGGGTGACGGTGGCGGTGCGGTCCCGGATGTCCACGGCGTCATCCCATACCGGAGAGATCACCCACACGTAGATCCGCGCCGAGTACCGGTACCGGTGGGTCATGTAGCCACTGGGGTTCAGGCCCATGGTGCGGGTGCGGGGCATCAGCCGGGGGGTGATGACCTCGATCCATGTTTCGCCCCGATGGTCGAGCGCGCCGTCGGCGATGTCCCCGGAGTGGATCATGTCGGGGGTGGGTAGTTCCGCCGCGTCCAGCGCCCACAGATTGGTGACAGCGGGGATCCGGTTTGGCAGGTCGGCCGCCAGTAGCGCCGTGACCTGATCACGGACAGGTTTCGCGCCGTGCTCAGCCACCGGACACCGCGCTAGCGATCCGCTCGGCGACCTCATCACTGATCGCCACCCCCAGGAACTCACCGGGGATGATCGGGTTGACCATCGGGTAGATCAGACGCCCGACGGCGATCCACGGCACCCCGCGCGCCGTCGCACCGTTGAGGGCATCCTGCGCGGTCTGGGCGAGCTGCGGATTATTGAACAAGCCCAGCAGCGGGTCGGTGTCGTCGGGCCACGTGCCGAGCTGGGCGTAGAGGGTCACCTTGATGGTCTGGCCGACGCGGGCACGGTGCATCGAGTCAAGCACCGGCGTCACCTCTCCAGTCCACGGCCACCGTCTTGGGCTGGTCGGTCCACGGCAGCTTCAGGCCGTCCCCGGCGTGGCGGGGCACGATGTGCAGGTGGCAGTGCCGCACCGTCTGGGTGGCGGCCGGACCACTGGAGGTGATGATGTTCGCGTCGGTGTTGAGGCGCGCGGTGATCTGCGCGGCGAGGTCCATTAGCTTGCCGGTGATGTAAGGCGACGACACCGGGGTTTCAAGGTGGACGCGCGAGACCACCAGTAGGTGCCCGGGGGTCACCGGGTTCAGCGGCTCGAAGCACACCCCGTAGTCATCGGAGCGGTTGCGATCGTAGTCCTCATTGAGAACCCGTTCACAGAATGGGCAGTCCAGGTAGTCCATTCAGCGCTCCAGTCGTTGGATGCCGCCCGTGTTGGGCACGCCGTCGATGATCCATGACAGCACGGCGGACCCGGCCGCGCCCTCTCTGGCGATCGCCTCAGCGTTGATCAACTTACGGGCGGGCATGTACCGGGTACCCGACTGGTGATACTTCGCGTAGTACAAGTCCGTCCCCGCCTCCACGTCGGTCGCCGAAACCCGCTCCACCTCCAGGGGACGCCTGGTCATCGCATTGCGCAACCGCGTCGTGCGCACCAGCGGCTCGGACAAATACCCGGCCCTGCGCTTCTCCGACACCGTAGAAGGCGCAAGCGGCTTCCACGGGGTGCGCCAGCGGGCCCCGCGTGACGTGAACTGCTCAACGTTGGTGACCACCCACCAGTTCAGGAACTCCTCCCACGCCGGGGACACGTCCTGCGCGCGCTGCCGCATCTCCTCGAAGTGTTCCTTGACCCCGGTCAAGCCCTCGACGCTCACCCGAATCGTCACCAGCCGCTCCCCAGGGGCGTCGGGTGCATCCCGCCGCGCGGGCGACGCCGGTAAGACAGGGCCTTCAGCTCGCCCGGGGTCCACTCCTCTTTCAACGGCGGTGGTGCCTTGGTGTCCAGTGCGCGGGCGGTGACCGTGTCATCGTGGCGGTTGAGCATTACCGCCGCCACCTTCTGAATGATCGCCCCGGTGAGGTCGGGCTGCGGCCCCCACCCACCCAGATAGGTGGTCGCCACCTTCGTCGGCGCGGTGTCCCCGGCGAGCAGACTGTACGGGCGCGACATCAACGCCCCCCCGGCCGCAAGGGGCGGAGCCGTCACCCACCCCTCATCACGCCACGTGTACGGGGTGGGCAGGGGTTGGCCGTAGAACGCGCCCGGCGACAACGTCGTCGTGTCGATCGCCAGCAGTTGAAACACCGGCCAGGTCGTCACCAGCAGGCCGGACTCCAAAATGGCCACCAGCTCCGTGCGAGCCTGCGGGTCGATCGGGCAGTTGAGGTAGTTCTGAAGCTCACGCTGGCGCTGAAGGATCAGCAGAGCGCACGCCGCCTCCTGTGCCCCTGACCACGGTGGACTCGACAGGTAGGCACGGACCTGATCGACCGTGACTACCGGGTTCATTCGAGAATGACCGAACCCAGTGACTGCAAACCCCGGCCCTCATCGAACAGACCGCCACCGGGCTCATTGACCGGCATCGCCAGGTGCGGTTCGTTGGGGGTGTCGTCGCCACCGAAACGGTCGTAGTACTCCCGCAGCACGTGCTGACCCCGGGTCCACAGCAGCCGTGTCGAGGTCTGCTGGCAGCCCTCCGGGTACCAGGTGAGATAAGCGTGGTCCTTAGCGACGACGTAGTCGGCGGAGCTGACGTGCCCGGCGACCCACGATCCGGTCAGGGTGTGCGGCGCTGAGGGGCGGTGCGCGGCGAGCTCCAGGGGGTGCGAGCTGGCCTCGGGCTCGGGCTCGGTGTCCTGCTGGTCGAGCACGGCTTGGGGGCGGCGCACCCGACGGGACTTCACCGCCGCTGCGGCGTCAGTCTCCGGGGTTTTGTCCTCGTCGATCACGTCAGTAACGGGGGTGTCTTCTGCCATGGCGCGAACCGTAGCGCCGTGATGTGCGGGTGATTGGCTCGCCACGCGGTGGTGACCTCTAAGAACAGGGCGAACCCGCCAGGCATGAGGATCAGTGCTGAGGCGATCAACAGAGGTGACATCACCCAGTACTCGAAAGCATGCCCGGCCTTGAAAGCCAACCATTTGGGCAGGTGCACGAACTCCCACCGGCGACCGGTGCGGGGATGCTTGAACGGGAAGAACCAGCAGATCCCGTACTCGGTGATCGAGTCGCCGACCATGTGGGTGATGATCCCGACGAACGCGGCCAAACCGAGCAGCCCTGCCCACGGGGTTGCGATGACGCGGGTGGCGTCGACGGCGAGGTAGGCGACCCCGAAACAGATCGCGGCGGTGCCGGTGCGGCCGGAGGCCCGTAGGTACTTCCCGGGCATGGGCAGGGTGCGTAGGACGTCGACGGCGTTGCGTTTCAGGGCCACGCCCATCTGGTGGTAGGTGACGATCCCGATGCGGGCGAGCAGGCCTTTGTCTTTCAGGGCGTTTTTGCCGAGTTGTTTGTCGGGTGAGGTGGGGAAGTACAGGCCGCGCGCAGCCCAGTGCAGGGAGATGCCGAGCACGCCGACGGTGCCCCAGTGGGGCCAGATCAGGCAGATCGCGGCGACCAGAGCGCCCATGAACGCAGCACCCGGCCAGGTGTGGGTGGCGCCCCGGTGGATGACGGGCTTCTTAGGATCGTCCTTCTCACTGCGGGTGGCGTAGTAGATCAGAGCACACGCCACGACGACGAGCTCGTGTAGAGCGCGGGTGATGATGCCCAGTGATGAGGTGACGGTGGATTTCAGAGAGTCGCAGTCGGGCCAGTTGCACCACCCGGCGACGATGACCGCGACGATGTGCGGGACGCCCCAGGCGAGCTGGATGCCGGTGGTCAGTTCGTAGAGCAGGCACCCGCCGTAGGCGACGGGCAGCCCGGACAGGGAGTGGTTCGGTGACATCATGGGCGCCTCCTACGGACCGGAACACCACCGACCCTACCAGAAGGACCCGTTGCGGGGTGAGTGAACTACCCTGACCACGCATGGACGACTACCGCACCGCCTGGCACGAAATGACCACCCTGCCCCCGCAACGAGTCCACGCCGACCTCACCCCCGACCAGATACTCGCCGTCATCCGCGCCGACTACGGGCTAGCACCCGGCGCCCCCGTGCTCAGCTCGGAGAGATCACCACTTCAGCGGTGACCGTCACCCCGATCGGCCGATTCGGGCAGTCCGGATCGGTCACCGGCGTGGGCTCGGTCACCGGCTCCGGCAACGGCACAGGCTCCGGCTCAACCACCGGAGCAGGCAACGGTGCGGGCGCGGGCTCCGGCCTCGGCGCGGCCACAACCGGCGCGGCCGGACGCGGAACCACCACCGGCTCCGGACGGCGCACCGGCGCGACCCGGCGCGGAGCGATCACCACTGGCGCCGAGCGCGGGGGAGTCGCCACCACCGGTGGAGGCGCGGCCACCGGTGGCGCGACACTTCGATCCGGGACGCACAGCAGCCCAGACAACACCCGGCCCGGTTGGCACACCGGCGTGACCGCAGCCACGGGCGGCAACCCATCCCCAGGAGTGAAAATCGGTTCACAGACCAGACGCGCCCCGATCACCTGCCCCACCGGGCACGGTGCCGCCGCATCCGTCGCCGGAGCGAACACCGTGAGCAAACCCATGGTGGCGAACGTGACCGAACCGCCAGCAATGGCGAGCACCAACCCACGGGAACCGGTCATCGACGCAGCGTAGCGCCCCCGTCCAGCACTCGACCCCCGCATCTGTTGCCTGCGGGGGTCGAGAGGCACCCTGAAGACCCGGCTCGGATCGTGCGCCTCAAGTCTACGGGTGCACCGTCGGCTCGGTCGTCGGCGGGGTGACCCCCACCTGCCGGGCGAACACGATGATGTTGTCATTGTAGCCGAGTTGCCCACCCACGAACTGCCCAGAGCACGTGATCAACCGCAGTTCCGGGGTCGCGGTGTTGCCGTAAACCTGCTGCGTCGGAAACGCCGACTTCGACAACTGGACACTGCGATACACCGCGAAAGTGACCACGCTGCCATCCGTGCGGGTCACGTCGATCTTGTCCCCACCGCGCAGCTCGTGAAGCCGAAAAAACACCCCGAGTTGGTGGGTGTTCGTGCCCGGGGCGATCGACCCGTCAACGTGACCGATGACGATGGCCGGACCGACCTGCCCCGGAGCCACCCCCGAGTCACACGACGGCGGCGGAACCACCGTGGCCGTCGTGGAACAGAAGTACCCGGCCTGCTGCGGGTGTTTGACGTCCGGCTCGTCGATGGCCCCCTTGCGTGGCCCACTGGTGAGCAAACCCAAGGGGATCAGCGTGGAGTGCGCGTTGATCTGCGCGATGTCGATGCGCACCGGCTGTAGCGGCGGTGGGGCCGCCTGATTGTGCACCGGGGGTTGCCCCGCTGGCGCGGGAGCGCCCCCGCCACCGGAACACCCGGCGACGAGGGCGATCACACACACCAGCACCGCCAACAGGGCGGCCCGGATTCGGCTCAAGAGCTGAACCCGGCGACGGCGTCAGCGTCAGCGCCACCACCGGCACTGACGAACCCCTGCGGGGCCTGGACGACCTGGGGGGTACCTGGCACGATCACCGGCTGCGGGCCCTGAACGATCACCTGGGTGTTGTTGCTACTCGACGGGGGCACGATCGCCGCTGGCGGTGGGGCCGGGGTGTCGGTCGTCGGGGGGATCGTCACGGTGGTGGGCGGCGGGGTGGTCGTGGGCGGCGGGGTGTGGCATTCCCCGTTGATCCGGTCGGTGAGCAGCCGGATCCGCGCGACGATGTCGGTGTTGGCGTTGCGGGCGCTGACCAGCGCCGCGTGGGTGGCGTCGGCGTTGTGGCGGGCGGCTTCCAGCGCGGTGTCGGCCTGCCCCTCAGCGGTGTTGGCCTTACCCAGTGCTGTCGTGTCGCCGGACAACGCTGCGGTGGCCTTGGCAGCGGCGGTGTCTTGCGTGTCGAGGGAACTCTCCGCGCCGTCGTTGTCCGCTGCGATGGCGGCATTGTCGGCGTTGACCTTGTTCTGCGCGGCGACCACGGCGTTCTCGTCGGCCAGGTCGGTGGCCTTCGCGTTGGTCAGTCCGGTCTGGGCGCTGCTGTCGGCGGCCTGTGCGTCGAGGTAGGACTTGTGCACGCCACCGGCTTTGGCCTCGACCTGAATGAGCAGCAGAGTGTCATCACCACAGGTGCTGCCCCGGACGCCGAGGTGAACGCGGGCGTCGAGCAGTGGGGGTGCGGTACCGGTGCTGGTCGGGGGGGTGTTGCAGGTGTTGTCGTTGCCGCACGCGAGAGCGGGCGTGGCACCGGCCAGGACCAGTGGTAGGGCCAGTGCGGTCGCGGTGGCGAATGCCGCCAGTGTCTTGCGGGTGTTCATGGGTTGTCCCCTCGTCGTTGAGCCGGTCGGGTCCGGAAAGTAACCGGACGTCACACCCCGTTAACTCTCTTATGGTGCTCTCAGGTTCGCATGGATGTCACACCGGGGGGTGTCACCCACCGCACCCACACGGCCGCTCATCGACTACGGGCAGGTAACGGGTTTCGGGGAGGCCGGTCGATGTCGTTGGGTGGCGGCCATGTCCGGCAAACACCGAGAATCACGCCGCCACGTCATCGCGGGCACCCTGCTGGGTGGTGCCTACGTCGTGGGCAGCGCCGTCCTGATATCCGCCGCGCTGGCGCCCGTCGCGTCCGCCGACCCGAACTGGGACGCTATTGCACAATGCGAATCGGGCGGAAATTGGGCCATCAACACCGGCAACGGCTTCCACGGGGGCTTGCAGTTCACCGCCCAAACCTGGGCGGCCTACGGTGGCACCGGGTCGGCGGAGAACGCCTCCCGTGAGCAGCAGATCACCGTAGCCCGCAAGGTTCTCGCCGGTCAGGGCATCGGCGCGTGGCCGGTGTGCGGCAAACAGGGCGGCAACACCACGGTCGGGCCGTCGGTTTCAGCGTCTAAGCCGCGCCACGCCGCCCCGTCGGTCCCGGCCATTCCCCTGGCGCACGGCGGCGCTCCGCGTCACGCCGCCCCGGAGCCCGCACCAGTACACACCCCGGAGATCACCACCGACGCGCGGGACTACACCGTGGTCGAGGGTGACACGCTGGCGCAGATCGCGCAGGCCGCGCACACCCCCGGTGGGTGGCAGGAGTTGGCGCAGACCAACAGGGACACGGTCGCCGACCCGAACGTGATCGCCATCGGGCAGCATTTGCGGCTGCGCGCGACCAGTGGCGCCGACGTGGCCCCGGCTGCGGTCACGATCGACGCGCCGGAGACCGGGGATGTGCTCGATGACGCCAAGCTGGTCGCGCGCCCGGCATTAGTGCGCGCCCAGTAATGTGGTAGGCTCCGTGGTGTTCCGACCGACACCTCAAGGGAGCCCGACCGCATGGACGACAAACTGCTCAACCGGGTCCGCGCACTGCTGGCCAAAGCCGAATCCACCGAATACCCGGCCGAAGCCGAAGCGCTCACCGCCAAAGCGCACGAACTCATGGCCACCTACGGCATCGAACAGGCCCACCTCGCCGCCACCGGCCGGATCAAGGACACGATCCGGACCATGCGGATCGACATGACCGGCTCCTACACCAGCGAGAAAACTAAACTGCTCGCCGGTATCGCACTGGCCTGCCGATGCCGCACCGTCCGCTGGAGTACCGCCCGATCCTCCGTCGTCAACTACGTCGACGTCGTCGGCCACGACACCGACCTCGCCCGCGTCGAACTGCTCTACACCTCGCTGCTACTGCAAGCCTCCGGGCAGCTCCACCGCCAGCGGCCCCCCACTGACATGTGGGGCGACCCGGAGGTCAGCGTCGCGTCCTACCGGCGCTCGTGGTTCATCGGGTTCGCCCACGAAGTACGCGCCCGTTTGGAACGCATCGAAGCCCAGGCCGCCGCGCAAACCGCGCAGGCCGCCAGTACGAGCGGCAAATCCACCGAGCTCGTGCTCGTCGACCGCAAGACCGCCGTCGATCTCGCCTACAACGACCTGTTCGGGGACCTGCCCAAAGTGAAGAACCGCGCCCGCCTGCACCCCGACGCCTACTACGCCGGGAAGACGGCCGGGGGTCGCGCCGACCTCGGGCAGAACCGTGTCGGCGGCAGCGGTCGGGCGGCGATCCGGTGACCGCCCGGCCCGAACTCGACGCTCTCCTGGTCAACCTGGACTGGCTCATCGCCGCCCCGTCGTGTGCGATCAACCCGTGGGACATAACACCGACCACGACTCTCGCAGCTACACCCGCCGTGTTGGATGCGGGCTCGGCCGCCGCCATGGACGCACGCCCCCAGGTGCCCGACGATTCTTACCGGCCCATGCCCAGCCCCTACGGCTGCGCCGTTGACCTCGACTGCGGGGGGTGCGCCTGCCACGTGGTGCGCATGGCACCGTGCTACCACTGCACCGACCACTGGACGGAGCAGGACGGGTAGACACCCGCCCCGATCCCTGCCACGGTGAGAGGGCATCTGGCCAGGTGGCCCGGTGAAGCCCGGACCCCGCCGAATCGGTGACAGTGGACCCCGGCCCTCTCATGAAGGGCCGGGGTCGTCACTGTCGCTCGGTGTCGCGTTGTCCTCGGCTCGGGAACCCTGCCAGGCAGCGAAATGTCCGGCAGCGTTCGCGTAGCAGCTCAGCAGGGCCACCCAGAACACCGAGTCTCGCCACCACAGTACTGTTGGAATGATCGCTAGGAACCAGAAGATCGTTAGCGTGGCGTGCACTCGCCGCCACGTCGCTGGTAGTGCCCATGTTGCACGCAGACGCACGAAACGGGGCCCGCCCACACTCAGGCAGGCCCCGTCCCGCGTGCTCATCAGACGTAGCACCTACACATACGTGTACCCATTCGTAAGCGTCAACGTCCCGCTGTCATCGGTCACCGTCACGTTCACCGCACCAGCGGCGTGCGCACCGGACACACCCGTGATGGTCGTGTTGTTGACCACCGTGAAGCTGGTCAACGCCACGCCACCCAGCGCGGCGCCGGAAGCGCCATCGAAGTTCACGCCCGTAATGGTCACCGCCGTGCCACCAGCGGCGGCGCCCGTCGCCGGGCTGATCGCCGTGATCGACGCGGCCGGGAAACAGGCGTCGATATCCGCCTGTTGAATTGTCTGCCCGGCCTTGAACTTAATGCGCCGCTCCCCGTCGAAGGTCTTGAAATTGGCCTTGTACGGGGCGTAGTTGAACGTCTCATAAATGTCGGTCTGCACCGTGAACGTCGTAGACGGCACAGTCGTCATCAAAGCCTGTAGCGCCGACTTGCTCAACACCGTAGTGCCGTCGGCGGCCAGAATAGCCATTGCATTCCCTCTCTTGCGCTAGCCGGGGACGATCTACGGAGTGATCGCGGCGGACAGGTTGACCTTGACCATGGCGGCCGGACGGTAGACGGCCAAACCGAGCCGCTCCTCAGCCAGGACCACGATCGCGTTACGGACGAAGAAGTCCGCGTGCTGGTCAGCGGTCCGGATATTGGACTGCATCCGGTCGAAGACCTGCGCGCCCAAACCGAACGCGCCGATCAGCGCCGTGCCTTCGGGGCACGCCGGGGTGGCCACAACCGGCATCTGCCACAGCCGCTTCTCCGCACCGGAAGTGACCGACCCCGCGACCAGATAGCGGCCCTGGGTGTCCTTGGTCAATTCCATGCGCTCCCAGTCGTAAGGGTGCACGACAACGCCGGTCGGGTCATATTGCGCCAACATGACGCGAGTCGCGCCCCTACGAATGGCATCGACATAGGTCTCATTGGTGGGTGCGTGATACCCGCCGGAAGGGAACAATTGAATACCCGGCGTGTTGAAAATGCCGAGCAGGTTCTGTCCCGTGCCGTCACCCAGCAGCAACTGCTGGTCCTCGACCAGACGCAGGCCGTACAGCAGGCGGGTGTCGATGATCCCCCGCAACTGCGGCTCGTCATCAAGCACGTTGCGTGATGCCGGAACCCAGTGCGCCAGCGTCCGGATCGGCGTGGTCTTGATGTTGAAGTGGATCTGTGACTTCGGCTTCAGACCGAAGTTGTCGTTAGGTGGCGCGACCCCGTCACGCTCGGGGATCATCGCGGCGGCGTTGTCGCCCGCGTCGACGAACCCAAGCTCCTCAATGTATTCGATCATCACGGAGTTGGTGTTCATCTGCGGGAACAAGTCCCGGACCCGCCACGTGAGCATGGGGGCCTGCACCATCGGTGCCCGCTGCACCGTGCCGAAACCGGGGTGAGTCACAACCCCGATCGACCCGGAGTGCACATCCTTGAACTGCGCCCCGTAGGTGATCTCCTGGTCTTCCACCACGAAAGCGGAATCCATGAACCCGGAATCACGGTGACCCTTGAACTCGGTCGACTCCACGAACCGCTGACCCAGCGACTTGTACTCGGCCTGGCGGACCATGTTGCCGCCGCCAGCTACCAGCGCGGCGGGGGAATCGGTTGCGGGGGCATCGAGCCACGCATCCAGAGCACCCTTGCGCTCCAGCGCGGCGACGATACCGTGCGCCTCCTCAGCCTTGGCCAGGGTGTCTTTGAACTCGGCCAGCGCACCGGGCTCGACGTGCATGTTGCCGTCGGAATCGAGCCACCCGGATTTGGTGATCTCATCGAGTTTGGTGTTCAGGGTTTTGACTTCAGCTCGACCGCGACTGATCAGATCCTTGTCGTGGCGGTCGAGGATAGGTGCGGTCACTGCCGCCCTCCTCTGTGATCGGTGTGAGGGAAGGCGTCACGTCGGGCAGCGCGAGGCCCCCGGCGAATACGCCCGGATGTCTCGCACCGGTCAGCACCAGGCGCGTTACCGGGAGTAGATCACCGGTGGCGCAGAGGGAAGTGGCGACACGCCGGAGAATCGCATATGGTGAAGGCCCCCCCGCCAGGGTGCGCAGCCCTGGCCCGACGGCCCCTGGGACTACCCCCCGCCCAGGGGTCGTCTCTTATTTCAGCCCACCGGCGCCCGGCGCGAGTCGACACCCTGGGGCACCGCACCGCACGCGGGGCACGGTGGGGCGACCGACCCCCCGTAGGCCGGGACGGTCATCTGCGCCCCGCACTCCGGGCAGTCGACGAGCCGCTGAAGCACCCCGGACGCGTCCATGGTGTAGCGCACGTCATCAGCGACGATCGTGGTGAACGGCTCCAGCCCGGCGTCTCCGGCGTCCGGTGCGGGCTTAGCCCCCGTATCGGCGCGCAGTTTGACCTCAACACCGATACGGTGCGCCCTCAGCAGGTCCATGGGACTGATCAGGGCCTTCTCCTCGGGCTCCATGTGGCGACGATAGACCGCCTTGATCGCCTCTAAGTCCTTTTGCTGCTGCCCGTCGCCCTTGCCCCACCGTTCCCGCAGGGCGTCGTTGTCGCCCAGGGGGATGTTCAGGGCGGCCAGGTCGTTGACCACGGCCTGCGGGTCGGCGATCGGCCGCTCCAACGATGGGTCGTTGAGCGGCCTGCCGTTACCGGTCGGGAAGTACTCCAGGTTCCCGCTGGTGTCGGCCACCGCCGCTATCGTGCCGTCATCCGATGAGTAGTGCTCGATGCGTTTGCTGGCCTTCGCGAACCGCTGCAACCGCTTCTTGGCCAGATCCCCGATGCGGGTGCCCGTGGCGGCCCGCGCGGCGTTGACCTTCGCCAGCTCCACCCCGGTCTTCGCCGGGGTCGTGTCGGCCACCATGTGCCGGGCGAACACCGCCCGGATCGCGGCCTTGTCCCCCGCCTCCACGGCCTTGACCTTGTCCCGTTTCGCCTGGGCGATGCGCTCCCGCTCCTCATAGGGTTTCGTGTAGTCCGGGGCCTCATAGGTGTAGTCGTTCCATCGCCGGTACAGGGCGTGCGCGCCCTCGGCCAGGGGCAGATCCAGCTTGTCCAGGTCATCGACCAGGGCCTGATTGTTGTCGATAACACCGGGCATGGTCGTTGAGCTGATCCCGGCGAGGTCCCGCAGGTCGGTGCCGTCGTCGGTGAGGAACACGTGCGCATT